TTGGAAATTTCGCAGCGACCAACAACCATCACAAGAATGGATTGACTACTGTCAAGCACTGCGCGACATCACAGATCAATCAGGATTTCCTTGGGAAATCAACTGGCCAGTTGCACCCGTAGGTTAAAAAATGCTTGGTCATTACGCACTTTCAGAGTTTCCAATCAGTACATCGGGCATTTCCGATGCGACTGCGAGTGCGTCCATTGGTACAGTCACAGCGAATGTTTTGGCTGCGTCTATCTCAGGAGATGCGTTAGCCCAATCGACAATTGGCACTTGCTCAGTAAGTGCAATAAACGCAACGGCAACTGGCGAGGCAAACACATCCAGTGCAATTGCCACTGTGACAGCCACAGTCCCAAGTTCTACGCAAACTGCTGATGCTCTGATTCAGGCATCTTTTCTGACAGACACAGCAACGGCTCCACAGGCCAGCGCAACTGGTGACGCAAACATTCAGAGTCTAATTGGCACTGTCACAGCGACTGCACCTAATGTTACTGCTTATCCTGAAGTTGTTGTTCAAGCGACAATTGGAACTGTTACAGCAACAGTCCCAAGCTCTAGCCAAACTGCTGATGCTCTAATTCAAGCATCTTTCATAACTGACACTGCCACCGCACCAAATGCGACTGCAACTGGTGACTCAAATATTCAGAGTGCAATTGCCACTGTCACAGCAACAGTCCCAAGTTCTACCCAGACTGCTGATGCACTGATTCAATCGTCTTTCTTGACAGACACTGCAACTGCACCAAATGCGACTGCAACTGGTGAAGCAAACATTCAGGTTTTGATCGGAACTGTCACAGTCACTGCACCAAATGCAAACACTTTTGCTGCAACTTTAGTCCAAGCAAATATCGGCACTGTTACCGCAACTGCACCAGCAGCCAGCTCAATTGGTGATGCAATGGCTCAATCTGCCATTGGAGTGGCCACAGCGACTGTTTTGGCATTCTCGACTTCTGCCACAGCCAACACATCGGCAAGCATTGGAGCTGTCACAGCAAGCGTTTTGAGCGTTTCTATCTTTGGTGATGGCAATGCTCAGTCAAGCATTGGAACGCTTGTCTCAACTGCTCCTAGTGCGTCTGCTGTTGGTTTTGCCAATGCTTTGGCATTGATTGGAACTGTCGCGGCCAATGAGCCTGAGTTTGTAGTTTCTGGCACTGCACTTGTCCAAGTGGCAATCCCTCTGGTTCAAAACCTTGCACCGACTGCCACTGCTCAAGGTGATGGCACTGCCTTTGCAAATATCAACACTGTCGGCTCGGTTGTTCCAAATTTGACAGTCTTTGGGAATGCCACAATTCAGGCTTTAATAGCAACTGTTACAGCAGCGGCTCCAAGTGCAAATGCTTTTGCTGTCTCTGCTCCCGCTAACATACTATATGTCTATGCTGAAAACAGAGAAATCGTGATTTCGTTAGAATCACGGGTGATGTATGTTGCCAACGAGGATCGAATTTTGGAGGTTTCTAATGGCTGATTTTATAAAAGACCCAACTGCGGTTCTTGACTATGGATTTGACTGGTCTGATTGGCTTCAAACTGGAGAGACAATTGTCACTTCAAGTTGGATAAACCCAGATGCGATTACTGTAAATCAAAGCGCAAATCTTGCAGAGTCAACTGTGGTTTGGGTGTCTGGTGGTACTGCTGGCAAGTCTTATCGTTTAACAAACAGAATTGTGACCAACAACAGCCCTGCCCGGACTGAGGACAGGACGCTTTTAATCGAGGTGCAAGAGCGATGAGCAACACAGAAACAACCACTGCCATCGCTGCCAAGTTAGCCCCACCAGCCACAGTTTCACTGGCAAGCGTGATGGGTGTTCAGGTCAGCGAGTTGGTACTTTGGGCAACCTTGATTTATACAGTCTTGCTGATTGGTCACAAACTTTGGGCAATCTATAAAGATTTTAAAAGTAAAAAAATTTCATAAATTGTACAAATCCCAGAAGTAACATTTGATTTATTTTAAGTGGCTGATTGTTATGTTTTTATCAACAACTTTAGCCACTGCTGCGAAGACTGAATATCGTTGTGTCCGATGGGCATGGACTGGTGATGTCTACAACCGAAAAGTTGTGTGCCTTGAATGGCAAAAGGTTGAAAAAAAATGATCGATCCGATGACAGCACTTGCTGGCATTCAGCAAGCTATAAGCATGGTCAAGAAGGCCAGCAAGGTGGCCAACGATCTAGGCTCTCTGGCTCCAATGATTGGCAAAATGTTCGATGCCAAATCAACTGCCACAAAAGCCCTGCTTGAGGCAAAGAAAAACAAAGGCTCAAACATGGGTCAGGCACTTCAAATCGAAATGGCCCTTGAGCAAGCAAGAGCTTTTGAAGAGGAGCTCAAGATGCTATTTATGACCTCTGGTCAGATTTTGACTTGGAACAAAATCAAAGAGCGACAGGCTCAGATGGACATCGATGATGCAAGAGAACTGAGGTCTTTAGAGAAGGCTGAGAAAGCTGCCAAGGCTAAAGAAAATGAAATGAATGAGTTAGCCATGATTATTGGTGGCGTTGCATTTGTTTTGTTCTTGGTTGCAATTGGTATTTATGAACTCATGGAGTTTTGCAATACCACAAGAAGGTGTGGTCGATGAACGAGTATCAGAAGACCTTTGATTTGTGCCTCAAGATATTCGTTTATGGATGTGTGGCTTTATGGTTTCTTGGGCTGCTCAAATTTTTGCCAAATGACCTCTCCGACAAGATCGTAAACCTACTGCTTGGCAGAGTGGGACTTGGAAAATGAAATATCTTTTGATCTTGCTTTTGCTGACAGGCTGCAAAGATGTCTATCGCTATAAGTGTCAAGACCCTGATCGGTTTACTGAGCCTGAATGTCAAAAGCCTCGATGCCTGTTTACCCAGACTTGTCCTGAATACTTAGTCGCACCAATTTTGGAGAAGCAAATTGCACCACAACAATCACAACAGCCAGAAGCTAAACGCTGAAGATTTAGAAATTAGAGTCTGGGGCTTTGTGGTCATTGCGGTCACATTGATTCTCTGCTTTATTGTGGTTGCACTTTTGTACTCTGTGACGTTTGTGACTCAACCAATAAAGAGCATGGCTCCAATTGATATGGCTTACACCAAGATGCTCAACGACATCGTGCTTCTGATAGTTGGCGGCATTGGTGGTGTGATTGGCAAAAAAAGTGTGGGTGCTGCTGTTGGAATGATGTCAAGCCAACCACAACAAGTGCAGTCTTACCAGCCCTCAGTGAATCCATACGCACCCCCACCGACTGTTGCCAGTGCTGCAAGCGCATTGTCGCAAGGCTACAACTGGATGGGCTTTAAGAATCCAGACCTTGACGAATCATGGACACCCCCTCCTCCTCCAACTACTCCACCAGACCTTTTGGAGTCTGACGAGGATCGAGAAGCATTGGCTTTAGCTAGAAAAGAGGTGACTTGATGTTTGGAATTCCACTCCCTTGGTTAATTCTTGGCGTATCTGTTGCGCTGTTTGGCACTTATCGCAGTGGCTATCACTTTGGCTGGTCAGACAGAGACAACGACATGAAGCTTGCCATTGCCAAAAAGAATGATGAGGCGCGTGTGCTTGAAAAAGACATGGCCACCAAATTGTCAGATCAAGAAACTCTACTCAGAAAGGCTCAAAATGAAATTGTTAAGAAACAGTCTGCTATGCACGAGCTTGCTCGCACTGGTCGGTTGCGCATCCCCACCCCAAGTTGTCCACAAGCCAGCCCAAGTGCCCCCATTGCCCCAAGAAATATCGAACCCATCCAGCCCGATCAAAGCGAATCTGAGCGAACGCTTATATCAGCTCTTATCGACATCGCAGCCGATGGGGATAAAGCCATCGTCAAGCTCAACTCCTGCGTTGAAGCCTACGACAAAATGAGGGAGTTGATCAATGGTCAACAGTGAACAACTGAAACAACTTCACATTGGTGCTGAGTGGGTTGATGCTCTGAATGCCACTTTTGAGCGTTTTGACATTTCCAATTCGCTCAGACAAGCGGCTTTCATTGGTCAATGTGGCCATGAGTGTGGACAGTTTAAAGTGCTTGAAGAGAACCTAAATTATCGGGCAGAGGCTTTGCAGAAGTTATGGCCTAAAAGGTTTGATGCTGCCAAAGCACAAAGTTGCGCTCGAAACCCAAAGTTGATTGCAAACACTGTCTATAGTTCACGCATGGGAAACAGAGATGAGGCTTCTGGTGATGGATATCGCTTCAGAGGCAGAGGTTGCATTCAGTTGACAGGCCATGCAAACTATTACCATGCAGGGCAAGCTTTGGGGGTTGATTTCGTCATGGAGCCAGAGTTGGTAGCAACTCCAATGTTTGCGGCTCTAACTGCTGGGTGGTTTTGGGACACCCACAAGCTAAACCAATATGCTGATTCCCGAAACTACAAAACCATGACCAAGAAAATCAATGGTGGCTTTATTGGCCTTGAAGACAGGATCAAGCATATCAATCACGCGCTGGAAGTGCTAACTTAGTAACTCGGTCAAAGCCTTGACTCGATCTATATATGCTTTGGTGTGCCTTGCTCTGACAACAGTGTCTATGCTCTTCAAAGTGGCTTCATTAGCCTCTTTAAGCTCACGCAAAACTTTCATTCTTGTTTTTGCTTCTACCTTGCCAGCCTTTGCAGTTTTGTCAGCGATGATTTCATAGGCATCTTCCCATTGCTCAAGCGATTCGTAAGTGCTATATGGGTCAGTCTTATTTGGGACAAACAAATTAAATGAGCCAGTAGTGTTAACAGGCTTGGCCTCTTCCACCTCAGAAAATTCAGCAGCCATCTCCTCAGCGTCTTGATTTTGGCTAAATGCCTCCTCAATCAGCAATGTGTCTGTTGTCTGCTCAGGAATCTCAACTCGCTTTGGAGCAACCAAATCAAGAGGATTTGCTGGCTTGGCCATTGGGACTGGCTTGGCATCATCTGGGAAGTCTTGAAGCTCCTCAGTTGAAACCATACCTTTAAGCACATCGGCAAAGGCCGTTCTTAAAGCCCAAGATCGCGCCCTATGCTGGAGCATTCTGCGAGGGTAAGAAGCCCATGTGTTCTTACCCCACAACCCTGCTCTTTTTGCATCCTCTACAGAGAATTTCACTGTCACTGGCTTATGACCTTTTCTAGTGGCCACACAAACCGCAATTGGGTTTGGTGTGCCTTCATCCTCAATGTATTCCTCGATGTCATCATAGGCGGGGCTGCTTTGAACCAATGCCATGAGCGCATCACCCCAGATCGATGGCCTGCCGTTGATAACAGTTATCGAATTAAGTGACTGCATGGGGGCAAGGCCAAGCTCCATGCCCCACTGAATAGCAACCAAAATGTTTTGTGGCTTGCCAATGTAGTCCTTTGGAACCATGTTGCTACTGGCTAACATTTCGCAAAACGTCATGGCCTCAGTTAAGTTTGATGGTGAAAAGCCTCTGTGATTAGTGCTTAATTGCATTTGCAATCTCCTCTTCTGATAACTCAGAGTTAATAACTGCCAACACAAGCTCTGCAATAGCCTCAACAGCCTTCTCAGCCACTTCCCGAGGCATCTCAGGAGTTGCCTCCATCATTGCCTCAACTGCCATCAAATAGGCTTTTTCAATAGTTTTGACATTCATACTGTTAGCCCCTTGATGCTCAGATTTGATTGACGCACTGAATATGCTTTTCGTGAGGGAGATAGTTTTTCGGGTGAGGCTTTGTAGTGACGCATTTTCCAACTCACTATCATTTCACCAGCCCTGCCTGTCTCAGCATCACCAAGCATCTTCTTAATTTTCATTTCTGCCTCATCAATGGCAGCCTCACAAGCGTTAATGACTAACTTTTTGTCAATGATTGTTGTTGCCAATTCAATGGCCTCACTGCCAAGCTCAACTTCTTTTGTCTCTGAGGTTGGAAACATTCGATTTAAGTCAAGACTTGAAGTCGGTTCATACCAGTTGCGCACCCCACTCGATTTGTATGCTGTCAGTTTTGAATCAAATTCAAGCACTGTCTTGGCAATGACTTTTTGGGTTTCATAGTGGGCTGCAAAAAGGAATATTCTCAGTGTCATTCCGCTATAAAGCACACACACGGCTCCCCACTGGTGGCCAGTCACAAGCAGTTGTCCCTGAAGCTGAATTGGCCCTCTTGCCAAATCTGGTGAGCCATCCTCAGGAAATGATTTAGTGAGCTTGGCCTCTAAGACACCTTTTCCCCTCAAAACAATGCTGTGTTGGCCAACTACAAAGACCCCATTTGCAGGGTCATGCTTAACCTCAAGCCCCTCACCCTCGGCAAGCCCGTCTAGGCTGGCCTGAAGGGGCAAGGACTCATGGACAAAGGCTTTCCTGATGTCAGTGTCAAACTTGGTCAATCCAAGCCTCTGGCAAGCAATTTTGAGGATGGTAGGCTCCAATTCTGTCCCCCAGAACATGGCCTCATTCCCGATGTTAGGTCTTGGCTTGAGGTCTATCGAATTCATTGAAAAAATCAATTCGTCATTTGGGGTCGAATATTTCGAGTACCCAAGCAGGGCGGGTAAGCGACTCGCGCTCATCACCCTGTCGTCAGTAAGTTTTCCAGCCATTTAAATGTGTCCTTTTTTATTCAGCTAGTTCATAGACACGCACGATTCGTGCATGGGCTTCTTTATGGGTTGCTTCACAAAGTCCAACTTTGCGAAACTGACGGGTTCTGAAAACAGCCCCCAAGACGCTTGGATGTGTGCCAGAAGGCACTGTGATGTGCTTGCGAATGTCATTGATTGACACCTCACCCTGTCTTTTGGCTATCTGGACAGCAAGGCTGCGACAGCGGCTCAGGAACTCGGAATCTCTTTCCTCAAAGAAGTCCAGTTGAGCGTTGCGGATTTGTTGGCCTTCAAGAACTTGCATGGAGCAGCCCCCCACAGACAATGATCAAAATGGCCGCATAAACAATTAACTCAACCAAATCAATTTGATCTGACTCGGTTTCACCAAGCAAGGCTTTCTGCAATAAGACTTGATCTGTCGAATATTCGTTTTGCTGGGGACGTTGATAAAGAAGGCCAATCTTGACCTTCCCAGTGTCGTAGGGTGTAAGTTTTGCTTGCATCACAAAACCACCAAAACAGAAAAACAGATAAACAGGATTCCTAACCCAAAGGCCAGCACTACTGCTAGTTTTTCGAGGGCAGTTTCCTGACCCTGATTTCGGGTAGAAAAAGCCTCAGAATTGGCGAACACATCGAGGGAAGTGATGCCCTGATAGTCATGTACTTTTGTACATTTCGCAAACCCAATAGGTAGTGATTTCCTACCCGTAAAACCTAATATACATCGTATGAAGTGGCCTATTCCTAGAACTGTTTCTTGAGGTTCTCTAAAACTAGAACCCACTTTAACTGTTTGCAGTTGCTCTTTGTTATTAAACACTTTTTGCCCCTTTTTGTTAAAAAACACAAGTTAATGTGAAGTCTTAGTACAAACCCCTAACCCCAACTCACTCCAAAACGCTACATGTAGTGATGGCCAATGATGCCATTTTTCCCTCAAAAAAGGTCATTATTTACCCATTACCTGTAGCCGATTTCTTGACCCCAAGACTCACAACTTTTGATGGCTTTTTGACCTCAGAAAGCAGCCCAAAAGCCAAGTCTCCAAGGTCAATCACTGGCTTGGTTTTAGCCAACTTTTTGTCCTGTTTTGCCCTTGCTTGGGCTATCTCTTCTGAGCGTTTAATTCCAATACCTTTCATTGCTGAAGTCTGGTCACGTTTGGCTTGTTCTAACTTATCGGCTCTTGCTTCAAAGACTTTTTCTGCCAGTTGTTCCTTGGCCTTTTTAAGAAAAGCCTTGCTGTCGATGTACTTCAATTGGAACTGTGAATCAGCAAACAATTGTCTGGCCAGCATGACCCTGATGACTGAATCACCCTCAACCTCATATGCAAAGTGCTGAACCTTCTGATTAAGTTCAGAAATGATCACTGCACACTTTTTAAGTTCCTCAAGACTTGTTATGCGAAAATCCAAGCGGCACGATATTGGCCGTCCTGACTTGACAAGATAAGAACCCAGCTTGTCTTCAGAACTTGGGAAAATCTGTGCCCAATTCACAATCTCAGGAAAAAAATTCGGCTCATTTTTCATTGTTTTTATCTCCAAATACACTGTCAACTTTGGTACTAATCCATCAATAAATTTAAAAAATTAAAGTTATATTGAATTGACAATTTACACACATTTGACACATTGATATACAACTCTTTTAATATCCTTAAGTTGCTACATGGTTTTGTCATGGACATTTGACACATTTTTTGTTCCGGTATAGAGAACATTTATAAGAACACTGTTCCTGTATATAGAACATTTATAAGAACACTGTTCCTGTATATAGAACATTT